CCGTAAACCAAACAGTCGTGTGCCACTTCAGGTAAAGGGCAGGTTGTAGCATCAGACATAGTTTGCGCAATACCACTACTGTCGTATGACCAGTAATCTCCAGGTATCCCATATCCTTCAACCATCAAACCCTGAGTAATATTTGTAGCTGGAGGTGGGTATACCTCGATCTTATTCATACCAAAGATGACTGCGTGAGATGGATAGGCGCCAGAGCCATCGTTTCTCACCATGTCAACTTTCTTATCCCAAGCATCCCAGGTACGCATGCGTTCCCAGTTACCGGAGGTTGAAAGTACTTGGATGTTGCGAACCTTATATAGGTCACTTGCACAGTAAGCAACTTGGTCTGCAACCAGATCTAGATACCTTTTGCCTATGTAGCAATCAGTAGACCTAGCAATCTGGTTGCAAACCTCAATAATGAGTAGGTCGAGACCAAACGGATCCTGATCATTTTCAGACCCGAAGTAATGCCGTCCCAAAAGACGGATTCTACGTTTGATCTCTCCCCTTGTCATTAAAGGATACCGCCGTCCTTACCACTAACGACCTGAACCTTGTACGTGTAGCCACCAGCAGAAGGAGCTGTAGCACCATTGTACGTATCAGTTACATCGACACGGAAGAATGTATACAGATCCTGTACTGTAGAAGTTGAATCCGTAAAGCCCGAAGGAGCAATCATTGGAATATACGCGACAAATGTTGATTTACCGCTAAACGTATTCGTTGCTGCCGTTGGAGCCTGCATGTAAACCATGTCAGATGGGGTTTGATGAAGCACTGTATATGTACCGTTTACAGTTTTACTGGCTTTAAGGCCAACTTGGAACTGTACATAACCAGTGCCTGTTGCAGTGATCGACGTAGTGCTAATCAAAACTTTTAAGTACAAATTGCCTTCGCGAAGTTGTACTTGTGGCAAGATGTTGAGTGGTGCATCTGTTGCTGCAAGTGTTGTACCAGCGCCAAACGTAGTAGTTGCAGCGGCTCCCGATTTTGTAAGAGAGCTTGTTTTAAAACCCAATAATGCGTCAGCTGCCATAATTTATCTCCTTAAACAACCTTGACATTGAATAGACGACCAACCGAACGAACGTGCGGTTGCCACAGGCCTACTCCCCAGTCAAAAACGATATTGTGTAGAACGCCATTTTCCTTGGAAAGACCAAGGTAAGTTGGCTTGAATGGGCCTGGCTGCCAACCTGTGACATAACCAGTTCCATAACGGACTGCAAAGATGGACTCAAAGTTACCAGACCCAGCAACACCACTGCCGTTTTCTGCAGAAAGGATGTGAGTCACACCATCAGATTTTCGTCCAACAGCACGTACCTTAGCAGCCTTGTACATCTCGACAGGATGATCGAAATTATCCCTAGTGATGTCAAAACCAGCACCTATACCCATAGCTCGGATTGAAAATTCAATACGGCGCTTCATCTTTTCAGAACAATACAAAACGATACCTTCTCCATCAGGACTGTTCATGTTATCCATGAGCTGCTGAAGTTTTTCCATAAATGCGTTTCCACCAGTAGCGGTAAGGTCAACGGCACCACCGTCAACACGCATTTCAGCAGGAATGTCAAACTGATCGTAGTTATCCATACGATAACGAAGACCAGGGAAACAATCCTGATCGCCCGTGACGGGCGAATTGTTTATGAATTTATCATTGAAGTCATACGCAAGAGACTCCATGTAGTACTGTATCTGCATCTCAACTGGGTCAATGATGTTGTTTGGCTGGTCGAGAAGCACGTGGTCAACCTGGATCTTGTTACGGATCAGGTACATGCTTTCTTCGTACTGCTTTGGTTTACCCTTGCTGACTACTGGTTCTTCGTTAATGGTCGCCCAGTTGATCGTTGGGAACGATCCTGACTGGTTCGTCATACGAGTTCCAACCTGTCGAAGGCTTGGGTTCGTTACGAGAGGAATATCCTTAAGGGCATTCCATGTCTTATGAAGAGATTTTGTGATCTCCTTGACCAATGGATCATTCGAAATGATCGCTTGATCTGCAAGCGTCAAAGCTTGTGTGTCGAGCAATACTGCTCCAGATGCAATAGCCATCTAATACCTCTTAGATTACGTTACGGTTTCTTGAAATTCCAAGCAACGATGCAATACCCTGACGTGGCGCCGGCCCACCTTGCGGTGCTTGCATACGAGCAGAGTTTCCTCCACCCATAGGCTGTGGTGCGCGTGACTGGTTCTTGAGTTTTGCTGCAACTTCAGGAATAAGAGACGATGTTATGATTCTCACTTGCTCGTGAACAGCCTCGGCTGCCTCGTAAGGGTCAAACCCTGCGGCAATAAGGTTGTCCACCATAGCGGGTGCGCGGTTGGCCAATGGATACTGTTGGACAGCAACATCACGTTGCTGCATCAACATATAACTATTGACTTCCTCCATCTGTCGCTCATACTGACGTTTGGCCATTTCGGCCTCCATCTGCATGTTTGCAACATACGGATCTACACCCTGTGATTCGGCAAGATTTGCGTAATACTGGCGCATCTGCATGTCTTCTTGATCCACGCGCTGTTGGGTAAGCGCTGCGTCAACTGCATCTGCATCCGTATAGCCTTGCTGCTCAAACTGTTCGATGACTCGGCCCCATCGCGAGAGTTTGTCTTCATACTCTTGCGCCTGACGAGCTTTTTCGTTTACTTCACGAAATCGCTCGTAAGGTACGGCACCTCTGTCATCAGGGACAGATTCAACATATGGATTTTTCTGTTCTAGACCAAGGACATCATTAACAATGTTGTCGTAATCTAGATCATCATATCCACCATCATTGTCGCTTGCGTCTGGACTGTTATATTCCCGTGTCGCCTGTTGGGAAAAGTCTTCGGAACCGGCGTTATCCCGAACAAAGTCATAGACCGCATTTGCCAAACCACCTGTATTGCCATCAGGCGCGGCTGGGGAGTCCGCGCTACGCATCTCCATCTCATCTGGCATTTAACAGATACTCCTTATCTTAGCACACCTACTTTTTATTTTTGTTCTGCTGTCCCACAGACGGGGTAGGTGACTTATCCTGCTTACCCGGTGTAAGCAAGTCTTTACTAACGTCGGCAATAGCCTTCGCTGCATAATCGTTTGTATTCAATCGGCTTTGCTCTTGAAGCTTCATCATGTCAGACTGAGCTTTCAATTGCTGTTGGTGTTCAATCTTTTGCATGTCAAGCTGTGCTTTCATTTGCTCTGCTTCAGGATTAAACTTAGCCTGGTTTTGCATTTGCATCTGTTGCATTTCTTGCATCTGTGCTTGCATAGCTTGTTGCTTCTGAGCTTGCATACCAAGGTTCTGTAGAATGTCAGACGTCTCTGGAAGCTGAAGCATTCGCACAACAAGCGCGTTTGTCTCTGGATCATTTGGATCACCAAACAATCCCATCTGTCGCAACATAACCAATTTCTGTAGTTTTTGGTCGTCACTCTCACGTTGCGATGAACCAGGGATATAGATAACCCTATACTGTCCACCGTTACGAATACTGTCAAATGTAATCAATCCCTGTTGCACGTCATTGCGAGGATTGACTTGATCGTCTACAGAACCGATAAATGGAGCAACAGCAAACTGATCAACAAGCGAAATTTCCCACTCTTTAATCTTAGCAATAGACACTTCAATGTCAGCCCTAATGTAGCTATGTTGCGTATTGTCGGCTCGTTGCAAAAGTGTAACAGCTTCAGCAGGTGTACCAGCTTGTGCCTGGCCTTGACTAACATCGTGAAGACCTGCAATGTCTTGCATGTCCTTTTCGATCATCTGCATGAATGGGAACAAGTCTGCACTAATTCCAGGCGCGCGCATGATCTGTGGCGGCTGTGTTCCACGGTTGTGATAGACCTTTCGATAGATGCGGCTCTTGTCGTCAATATCATCACCGGTTTGTTGAAATGCTTCTGCACCAATGTTAGATCCACGTTCTACAATAACGTAGTCTTTATTCTGCTCAAACTGTTCAAGCGCACGACTGTATACACGGTTGTACGTTAGCTGCAAAGGAGTCAAGTCAAACCCTAGACTATGTCCGTAGCTAGTGCCTGATCTTGGTTGCCATCGAAGTGGGATAAAAGGAAACTCATCACGCTTCTTGTAAGGCCAATCGCCGGCGTATAGTAACTTATTGTTGGTGGTTACAATGTAACGACCCTTTGGATAACGAGCTGTTGGTTTTTCCCAATACTCAAACACAATGGCGGCATGCTTCTTAGTGTCAGTATTATTAAGCCGGCTACTAGAAGGTTGAACCCAACCGTTACCAGATCCGTTAGCGCCTTCCAAGTATGCATCAACATATCCAGCGTTTACGCCCGACAGAGCGTCAGCCTGGACACCTTTACCCGCTTCGCCATAGTTATCTACAAACCAGCTTAATGGCTTGATGCTGGCGTGAATGATAAAGCGTACGTCTGCATCACGCGCAGCTTTGGGATCTATAAATACGTTGAAACATGGAACAATTTCTTCTTCTACATCACCAAGCGGTAGGCTTTCGTAACCTGTAATCTCACCTGTATCTAAGCTACGGTAAGGCATAATGACTTCGCTCTTGGCGTCCCAGTACACTTTGACGTAACTAGTACCAGTAACACAAGCCCAGCGTACTCGTTCTTTTGTCTGTGTTTCACGCGCAAACTTGCGAGTGTAATGTCCTGCAATAAAGTTAGCTTCGTCTGCAGCTTTTTGATCTTTAGGATTTTGTGACAAAGGCACTGCGCGACAGTCAGGCGCAACTTGCGTCAACTTACCAACTACACCATCAATTAACGGCCTGATCTTATTGACTGTCATGTATCGGTTAGCTTCAGATGGATTCTGAAGCTGTACAAGGTTACGAGTTTGACTATTGATACGGAACCATTGCCGGCCTTCAAAAAACGCTAAGGCCTGCGCCCATTCAAGTTCCATCTCTTGCCTGGCTCGATACGCAGAATCAAATTGTTCTTTGACGTATGCCGAAACCCTACGCGCTTCGTCAGGATCTTCAAGTGGATCCACAGACCATTCATTAGGATCAATGTCCAATTTAAGAATATCTGGATCAGATGTTTGTAAATTACCTTTATCAAAACTGCCAGGTGTACCCTTATCATTAGGCTGACTAAAAGCCAATGACTTAGGTTGTTGACTTGCGCGAGACATCATCTGTGAGATGCTTTGCGGAAATACGTTATTAGTGTTCCTTGGGGGCATTAGATGAACCGCTCCTCAGTCAATCGAATATATTCAATACCTTCTTGACGTCTGCGGATTTTTCGCAGATTAGACCAAGTTAAACCGGTAAACGTAGCGATAGTTGCAAGCATCAATACTTCGATGATATCAAAAGCACTCATACAAACTTGTCCTCATTGTTGTCGTTTAGCCACGATGACTTCCAAGGTTTCCCACGCTCTGTCTCTGGACATTTAACAGGATACTCTCTCCACATAACCCCATAACGGCAACTATCAAGAGCGTGGTCACTTTTAGTGCCTGCGTCGAGGTCTTCAGGGTCTCGTGGGTCTGCCATTGCAGCGGTAATCTCCCTGATGAGATGAGGGCATGCGCGTCGTACAATTTTAAAACGAGGGTAATGAACACCATCCTTGACACGTTTACCTGCTAGCCATTCTTTCAGTCTTCGCCAGCCAGCTTTACGATCTTTGACTGCGGGAACAGCTGGTAGATTTCTCCTCCACCAAATTTCTACTGGATATTCACCAATGCGTTGCTCGTGGTTCTTAGGAGGGAAAGTGTTAGCCCAGTCAAACGCAATTGCTTCAATTTTTGTACGCCACGGGCCATCAGGTTTATCTTTCGCAACAGGCTCCGCCATCTTATGTTCTTTTAACATCTGAATTAAATCTTCAGCCTGTTTACTACTAACACGTCCTGCTTCGTAGATCTCACCTATAACGTAGATGTCTTCATTCTCGTCGGATGCGTATAGCAACGTAGCGGCAGGCGCGCCTGTACCAAAGTCGTGCGATGCCCATACTCTCCACCAAGGTTGTACATCTACACTATCGATTACATGCCATGGTTTTCCTGATGGATCGTACTCCTGGAACTCAGGGAAGAATCGGCCACCAACACCAACTTCATGCTGGCACTCTCGCAAGAATGAAATCACACCGTAGTCGTCTATCTCACGCTGACATACACTTATGTCCTT